AGCCCTGAAGGATACCGAAATCACCAAGATGGTGTTGGGTTACTTGATGAAGAAACTCTCCGAGAGCCTGAACAAGGCTATCTGGAAGGCGAAGCGCAAGGAATCGGGCAACACTACCGTGGACCTTTTCAATGGCTTCGATACCATCGCCGAAACGGAAATCGCAGCAGGCACAATCTCCACCGCCAACAAGAATTTGTTCGAGTTTACCGAGAAGATTGACAAGACCAATGCCGTGGATCTGTTGAAGTCCTTCTACCGCTCAGCGGATGATGTGCTGCGTGGCGAAAAGGTGAAGTTGTTCATCTCCAATGACATCTACGATGCCTACGTGGACGACTACCAGAGCACGGTCGGCGCTATCGCGTACAATACACAGTTCGATAAGACCTTCTTGGAGGGCTCTCATAACTTGTGCGAATTGGTACCGCTGTCCAACAAGGCGGAATCGGGTTTCATCCAGTTGACACCGCAGGCAAACATGCTGATTGGTGTGGACCAGGAATCCGACCTCGAGAATATCACAGTCGAAAAACATGCGGCGTTCATCCTGCAGTTCATCGCCACACTGTTCTTCGGTTGCCAGTATGAATCCATCAACAAGGAGCGACTTCTGGTCGGCAAATTGTTGGCTTAAAAGGTGAATCATGAGTAAATGTAATACTTCTCTCTATAGTTCGCTGGCTTGGTGCGAGGGGCAGACCGTGCTCCCCGGCATCAAGGCAGCGGTTTACTTCATCCCGAAAAGGGATATCGTAACATGGCCCACATTGCCCGCGCTGGGTGACGCTGAAAATATGGCGGCTTTAGCTACCTATAGCGGTAATTTTGTGCTGGCAAGTGATAAGAAGTGGCTGACCATCCAATCTCTCTCCACCAAATCTTCAGTAACCACGGAGACGCAGGGCGAATATCCTTCAGTGACCGCGCTGAACAAGATTACGCTCAAGCATCCGGGCACCGATGAAGAAGCGGCTGGTTTCTGCCGTCAGGCGATGGCTGATGACCTGGTTTTCCTGGTGCAGCAACGCAATGGCAAGTTCCGTGTGATTGGTTCGGAGCAATTCGAATCCACTACCAAGCCCTCACAGGCGTTAGGCGAAGGCAACACGGGCGAGGCAGGCACCACGCTCGAGGTGGAAGCAACGGACGTATGCCCGGCTCCGTTCTATCCTGGCAACATCGAGACCGCAAGCGGTACGATTTCGGGTGAGAACGGTTCTAAAGTAACGCAATCATAGTCCAGTTTTCATAATTCTTAATTTTCTTTTTTCATTGTGATTGTTGTTTGGGGGTGACGGCGTAAGGTCGCCACCCCTTTTTAATTCAAATAAAATGGATAATCAATTAACAGATAGAATCAAGGTGTTTCTCGAGGCAGAGCCAGAGAAGCGCGACCTCCTCGAGGGTGCAATGCTGTTGCTGAAACTCAACCGTAACCGAATCCTCTATAACAACATCATCCGCCGGCCGGACAAATTCGCCGACAAGTTGGTGTACGAACTCAAAAAATACTACCGCATCCGGCTGGATAGCATGACCGTGGAGGATGTGGTTCGCATGGATCGCGCCGTGGTCCCGGCCGCTAAAGCGACCATCGAGGCAGGCGCTCCGGTGATTGATGCCGATGGCGATACGCCCCAGGAGGCCGAAGTGGCCCGCGGCAAGCGTGAGGATCACGATACCTTGCCTACAGAAATCCAACAGTTGTGGACCGACAATGCCGAACTCTACTTCAAGATCAAGTCACTCTTCGAGCAGTTGAAAACGATGGAGGCCGCACCGTCATGCGACCGATATGAATACCTGGTGCAACTGAAGGAGGCCGATGCGAAGTATCGCGAGAACATGCGAATCTACGACAGTTACAAGGAGGGTGACGAGGTTTCACTGGCCGACCCGGATGCAATGGCCAAGAAGATCAACGCGGCACGCAAGTACATTTCCTCCAACAAGGCAGCGCTGGCCGAACTTCGAGAGAGCGATCCCGAGAAGTATGCTACCTTGCTGGCGAAAGTGCAGGAACGAATTGAGCTGCTGAAACTGCTGGGCGCGAACATCGAGCAGGCACAGGCGGATGAATTGACCGAGTTAGGCCTGACCGTATGAGCCGTAAACTGGTAGACGATATCATCCGGCCCATCGAGCGGAACCCGCTGCAGGCGTACCTCGACAACCGCATACAACTCTTCGATGTGATTGAGAAAATCCTTCAGGAGACGGGACCGGCGAAAGTATACATCTCCACCTTCTCCACGTCCGAGGAATTTCTGCGGCGCATCTACCGCCTGAAAAAGGAGGGGCTGATTCTCCGGTCCGCCATGCTGGCGGATTTGAAAGCCAGCCGCAAGACGGTGATTCTCTACTCGTTGATTTCAAATACTTTCGATGAGTGTTACTTAGCTGAAAACCACAGCAAGGTAATTCTCATCGAAAACTCGCGCTTCCGCGTCTCGATCTGTACCAGTCAGAACCAAACCCGAGGTAACCGCACCGAATCGGGCATGATTAGCACGGATCCGGCGATATATGAAACGCTGCTGCAGCAGTTCAAAGAGATCATCAACCAAAAAGCAATATTACTGGATGGACTTTTCAACGGAACAGATATGCAAGGTGGAGGAACTCGCTAAGTTCCTGACGCCGTTGTCAGAGATGGCCGTCCTCATGGACGTGCCGTTGGACGACTTGCGCCTGGCGGTCCGTTACCGCAACAGCGCCGTCAGCCGTGCCTACTACCGGGCGAAAGCGGAAACTTCGCTGGCGCTGCGCAAACAGGAGATTGAATTGGCCAACGTGGGCTCACCGCTAGCGGTGCAACTGACCACGGCCTACATGGTTACAATGGATTCAGACGAAGATTTATAATGGCTATACCAGCGACTATCGACATTTGTGAGAAATACCTTTTTGCTGACGTCAGCAAAATGAGGGAGGAAGGGGTTCCGGAGATTATCCAGAAGCGACTGCTACGACTGCGCGACCTCTACAACTACTGGATTTCTTTCCCCTCCAAGAAGGATATGGAAATGGCGGAAGAGGACATGCGGAGAAACGGCATCGGCAAGTCAGCGGCCTACGAGGATGTACGGATCCTGAAGAAGCTGCTGGGCAACTTTGCCAAAACCACGAAGGATTATCACCGCTACAAATTCACGCTCATGATCGAGGAATCCTTCCAGATGGCGAAGCGAACCAAGGATGCGAAGGCGATGGCCAGCGCCGCCAACTTCTATGCGAAATATACCCAGTTGGACAAGGAAGATTCGGTGGAGCGAGGCTATGACCAAATCGTCATCCAACCCTTCGAGCCGACCGATGACCCGACCGTGCTGGGGCTGAAACCTATCCCCAATCTGCGTGAGAAAATTGCCCGCAAAATCAAGCAATATTGGACCGAAGATGTGGAGGAAGTCACCTTTGAGGATGCAGAATTCAATGAGGATAAGATATTCGGAACCAGCATTATAAACGATTCTGTTTAAAGTAATACTTCAATGAGACAATACTTCAACGACCCGCAGCAGGAAGTGATGTTTACGGGGGCCAAAGACAATGTGATTGTGGGTGGACGTGGTATCGGGAAGGGCCTGATACAGGCCTCGTGGAACCTGAGGAATTTCCAACGGATGCCGGGTTCCTGCTCGGGCATCGTGGGTGTGAACGGCAAGCGAGTGCTCACCAATACCTTGCCCTCCATGCTTATCCACTGGGAAAACTGGGGGTACAAGCGCGATGTGCACTGGTGCATCGGCCGCCGACCGCCCGAATCCTGGGGATGGGGAAGACCTTTCTTCGAGCCACAGAGTTACGACAATGTGCTATCCTTCTACAACGGAAGCATCGGTTTCATTATCTCGCAGGACCGGGCAGGTACTTCCAACTCCCAATCCTATGACGCCATCACAGTGGACGAGGCGAAATTCATCGACTTCGAGCAGCTGAACAACGAGACACTGCAGGCGAACCGAGGAAACAAGATGCACTTCGGACAACATTACTTCCACCACGGCATGTTGATCACCTCCGATATGCCCGTCACGAAGAAAGGAAGTTGGTTCATGAACTACAAATCGAAATGCGATCCCGAACTCATCGAGACCATCCAGGCCATGGTACACGAAGTGTGGAAGATTAAGAAGCGTATCCGCGAAGACATCGCCGCCGGCGCCAAACCGCCCGAATACCTGCGCAACCACCTGCGTACACTCAACCGCGATATGTGCCGCCTGCGATCGGTGGCGCTGCTCTACCGCGAGTATTCATCCATCTGGAACATGCAAGTGCTGGGCGAGAAATGGGTGAACGACATGAAGCGCGATTTACCGCCGCTCACCTTCATGACCTCCATCCTCTGCAAGCCCATCGGCATCGTGAAGGACGGTTTTTATTCCTCGCTGACCCCGGCGCACAAATACCATGCGGTGAACTACAGTTACCTCGACAACCTGGAGTATCAGTTCGACAAGTTGAAAACGCCCTGTTCGCTATCCGATGCCGATGTGGAAACGGAAATGCCAATCTGCGTGGCCTTCGATGCCAACGCCAACATCAACTGGCTGGTGGCCGGGCAACCGCAGGAGCGTAAATTGAAAGTCCTGAAATCCTTCTTTGTGAAGTTCGAACGCAAACTACCGGAACTTGTGGACGACTTTTGCGAATACTACCGACATCACAAGAACAAATCCGTGGTGTTCTACTACGATCATACCTTCCTGGCGAGCAACTATGCGGTAAACAACGAAGACTTTGCTTGGGTCATCGAGCACCAGTTCGTCAAGAACGGCTGGACGGTAAACCGCGTGTACATCGGCCAGACAATGCGACCCATGGAACGCTATCTCCTTATCAATAGAATGTTGAGCGGACGAGCCAACCTGCGGCCCGTATTCAATGAAACGAACAACGAGGACTTGCTCATCTCCATCCAGACAGCTGGCGTGTACAACGGTGCCAAAGACAAGCGTGGCGAGAAGTTAGCCGAGTCTGACGAGGACAAACTGGAGTCGCGTACCGATGGCTCCGATGCCTTCGATACCTTGTGCGTGGGCTGCGAGCGCTTCCCAAAAATAGTCAGCAGTCTCTTCGTTACATCATCCATGTAACAATACTTCGACTGCGCCTTGCCATCCGGGCGGGGCGGTGGAGAGCCGCTCCCAGGCAGTGCTGCTGGCGAGGGCTCCGCCCTTCGGGCACCTCACCAACAACACCACCTGAAAGCCGCTCTCCACCGCCGTTATCTTTCTACGGTTTTTATACTTTCTACGGTCAAGACCAGGCACAACGTTCATGGCTCGGAAAGGCACCTGGTCGGGCGGCGCCGGACTTGACGCCCTGCGCTCTCTCCGCCCAGGTGCCTTTCCGAGCCAAGCCCGTAGCGCCTTCACTTTCTACGGTTCTCCACAAATTAAATAATACTTCGACTATGAGGCGGTCCCGACAGCCCACGAGAGCCAGCGGGGCGCTTCGCGCCTGTTCCGCCCGCTCTCGTGAACTGTCGTTACCGCCCGTACGGCTGAAAAGGTAATAACACCTTCGACTGCCGCGTACCGTGCGGCTGAGAACGTAATTACCTCTACGTGCGCGGGCATTGCAAGCGACCGCCCGCAAAGGTCGGGGCGGTTTGCTGTGGCGGTCGGGGGCGGTCGGTCGGGGCGGTCGTGGTGCATATAGCGCGAAAAATCCTGACAAAAGCCATCGGTAAGCATAGGGCGGTGGGGGCTCGCTCCGCTCAGTTCCGCACGCTGTGCGGGGCAAATCCAACGAAAACCACTGCAAATGAAGGGCTTGCATATCGGAGGGGCGAAAAAGGCGCGAAAATAGCCTTAAAAAGAGCCTTAAAAGCCTCGTAATTTACTGGTTTACAATCGTTTATAATCGCTAAAAAGATGTTTTTAAACATATATTTTGTTGCCTTTTTTCTTTGGTATGTCAAGATAAATTTGTATCTTTGTATATCGGAAAAGGCAAGGGAGCCAATTCCAAGTTAAGTCAAGTCAAATAATTTTAAAAATTCAAGAAAATGAGAAAAGAAACAAACCCCGAATTTTACGAAATGTGGTCCAAGCCCATGTTTTCACTTTATGACTATCTGCCCACGAAGTATGAGGCAAGCCCAAGAGAGTGGGCGGTAAGAGAACTCATTTGGGCTTTCAAGGACGGCAAGCGCAGTGATGAAGTGGCGGAGAAAGTAGCCAAGGCGCTCAAAGAAAAATTCGGGTCATTTACTGATACACTCACACTGGTCTGCATCCCAGCCCATGACGCAGATACCAACCAAGCACGCTACGAAGAGTTTTCCAAGGAACTTTGCCGCATGACTGGCATGACTAATGCCTACAATCACATCCACGTGGAGGGAGAGCGCTACACCATCCACGAGAGCCGCGACGGCGAATCTGAAAAGCAGTTCGAAGCAGCCTACACCGTATCATTTGATAAGGAGTGGTTCAACGGCAGACGTGTAATCATCTTCGATGACATCCTGACCAAGGGCGTAAGTTACGCCCGCCTTGCTTGTTTGCTGGACCTCTTTGGCGCTGAAATCGCAGGCGGTTGTTTCTTAGGTCACACTATGTTAAGTTAAGGGAGGGCGAGCCATGAGAGATATACGAGTTTTATCCGATAGCGAGTTAATCTACAACGTATCGAATAAGGTGGACACTATGGAAGTGGGGCAAAGTTTGTCAGCGTTTTTAGAAACGCTGACCCCCAACCGCCGGAAGATAGCAGAAAGCGCCATCGAACTTTATAAGCGTGAGACAGCCCGAGAAAAGAACCTGACTATGATAAGGGATAGCAGGGCGGGCTATGATTATATGTACCCCTTAATAGCAGATTTGCCCATCGAAGAATTTTGGGTCATCTACATGAACCAAGGGGCTAAGGTCATCGGACGTGAGCGCCTAAGTGTGGGCGGCATCTCCGGCACAGTGGTAGACGTGAGGTGTATTCTTCGGGGGGCGCTGATGAATAGGGCTGTTTGTATCTGCATCGCCCACAACCACCCCAGTGGGCAGGCAAGGCCCAGTATAGAGGACGACAGAATAACGCAGAAAATCTATAGCGCAGCCAAGGCAATGGATATCCGCCTTTTAGACCATATCATCGTGACGGAAGGGAATTATTATAGTTATGCCGATGAAGGCAGAATCGGCTAAGAATCAGCCCACAGAGCGAATTTTGGCACCCCCTGCAAAGGGT